CTGTTATCTTTAACAACACCATTAAGGCTTACAGCGCAGCAACTACCGGAAACACTTACATGATCGTTGGTGACCTGGGACACGGCGCCCTGGCAAACTTCCCGAACGGCGAAGGTATTACCTTCAAGTTTGACGAGATGAGCCGGAAGAAAGAAGATCTCATTGAGGTCCTTGGCCGTGAGTATGTAGGCATCGGAGTAGTCGCTCCTGGCGCTTTCGTTAAGGTAGTAAAATAATATCACTCGAGGAGGTACGCAAGTAATGAGAAAGGTTTTAATAGCTGTTCCATGCATGGACGTGGTGCCAGCGCAATTTGCCCACGCTTTAGCCCAGTTAACATCTTACGAGGTCCCAGATACATCCATTGGATTATGGTTTAATCTGGGATCTCTTGTTTATACCAGCAGGGACGAGATCGCAAAGCGAGCCCTGGCGGATGAGGCTGATTTGGTCATGTGGTTCGACTCTGATATGATATTCGGTCCGGATACACTGATCAGGATGCTCAAATACATCGATGAGGGCCATGACTTTGTGACCGGGGTATATTACCGGCGTAAACCACCGTTTTCCCCCACCATCTTCGAGACAATGGATTTCGATGATAGTGGCAGGGCTACGTGGACCGAGTTTGACGATATCCCCCAGGAGCCTTTTGAAGTGGCTGCCTGTGGTTTCGGCTGCGTTTTGATGCGGACAGAAATGTTTGTGGACGTTTTTGCGAATTTTGGCCTCATGTTCACGCCGATCGGTAACACCGGCGAAGATATCGCCTTCTGCTGGCGGGCCAGACAGCTCGGATATAAGCTCATAGCAGACCCGACCATCGAGCTCGGCCATGTAGGCCAGCAGGTATTTACGAGGGACTTCTATGGTAACTATAAGAAAATGCTCTCAAAAGCAGAGGAGGGCAGCACATGATATCTGTTGAATATTTGCTTCCAAGGGTCAAGATGGCGGCAAGGGTATCCACAAGTGCTTTTGATGACATCCAGTTGACAGACTTGATCAATGCAGCACAAGCCGACCTAGGTATTGCCGGGGTAGTGATCCCAGATAGTGAGAATGTTGATGCGCTGGCATGTCAGGCGGTCATTACATACTGCCTTATGCATTTTGGCACACCGGATAACTATGATCGTCTCAAACGGTCCTACGACGAGCAGAAGGCACAGCTTGCCACTGCTACAGGTTATACGGACTGGGAAGGCGGTGAGGGCCATGTATGACTCTGTGGCTGTCCTTAAGGCTCAAGCAGATGCAACCTATGACGAGTATGGCAATGAAGTATTGTCCTATAAGGATACTACGGTGTACGTCATGCCAAGAGGTGTATACTCCGCCGAGTTTTACAGCGCAGCTCATGCAGGCCTGCATCCCTCTATCACATTCGAGATTGCCAACCAGGCAGACTATGACGGCCAGAAGCTCATAGAGTGGAATGGCAAGCTGTATGACGTGATCCGGGCAGACTGGAGTGCGCAAAAGGACAAGATTTTTTTGATTTGCGAGGAGCGTGTTCATAATGGCTAGCTCTATGAGCGTGGGAGTGCAGATGGAGAAACTGCTTGATGAGTTTTCGAAAGAAGTCCAGCAGGCAATGGATGACTCGATTACCAAGGTGTCCAAGGAATCGGCCCAGAAGCTTAAAAGCACTTCACCAAAGAAAACTGGGCACTATGCTAGAGGGTGGCGAGTTAAGAAAGAAGGTAAGAATGGTGCTATAGTTCACAATGCTACCGACTATCAGCTTACTCACCTGCTAGAGAATGGGCATGTGATCCGGAACAAGTCCGGCACTTATGGAAGAGTTCGACCGATCAAACACATCAAACCAGTGGAGGAATGGGCTAATAACGAGCTTCCTGCAGAAATTGAAAGGCGGATAAAATGAGTGCAAGCAGTTATACATTAATAATGTCGACCTTATTAGGAACGGGCCTGCCATGCGCTTACTCCCACTTTAAGACCAAGCAGGAACCGCCATACCTTGTATATATTGGCAACGGGCAAGACGCCCTTGAGGCCGATAATACGCATTACTGGCGCGAGAACCGATATCAGGTCGAATATTATTTTACAAAAAAGAATGAATCAACTGAGGCCAGCATTGAGGACGCGCTCCTTGGTGCTGGCTTTCAATATGAGAAATCTGAAGACATATATCTGGAAGAACAGAATGTATTCCTGATATACTACTACATTTAACTACGAGGTGAAAAGAATGGCTAATAAAGTCGAATTTGGTATTTCCAATCTTCATGTCGGGACCTATTCCGTTGGAACTAACGGGACCGTAACTATGGGGACACCTTATCATCAGAAGGGTGCCGTATCATTCTCTCCGGAGGAACAGGAAGAGAATAATACCTTCTATGCCGACAACATTGAATATTGGTCTCAGTTTATCGGAGGGACTTTTGAGGGCGACATTGAGGTCGCAAAGTTTGACGATCTCTTTAAGACCCAGTTCCTTGGATATATCGCCAAGTCTGACGGCGGCATCGCCTTAACTAAAAATGCTATTAAGCCTGATACTTATATAGCTTTTGAAGTTGATGGCGATGCACAAAAGAGACGAGTGATCTATTATAATTGTGCCCTTGGCGGCATTCAGCGCGAGCATAAGACCACAGAAGGCGCCACTAAGACCCCGGATACTGAGAAGATTACCGTGAAGGTAACAGGAGACAATAAGACAGGAGTGTCCATGGTCTCCTATAAGCAGACGGATACAGGATATAGCACACTGTTCACAAATCCGCCGGCACCATCAACAACTTAATGATGTGGGACTGCGTATCATTGCGTGGTCCCTTTTTTATTATCTTTTGGAGGTACGAAATGGAAAAGACGATCAAAATCGGAAACAAAGATGTCCGGCTAAAAAATAATATAAGCTGGGCCGTGATTTATAGAGACCAGTTTGGTCACGATATTGTATCAACCTTAACGCCTATGGTGGCAGCAATCTTTGACGTGGTGTCAGGGGTTCTTACCCAGGTCGGAGTTGGAAAGAAAGAGGTAACATGGTCGGACCTGATGCAGCTCATGGATGGCGACACCCTAATCGATATGGTGGCTCATCTGAGCGGGCTTGAACTGGTCGACTTTATCAACATTACCTGGGCTATGGCCAAGACGGCCGACAATACAATACCAGAACCCATAATATGGCTCCAGCAGTTCGAGGAGTTCCCGGTCGATGAGATCGCTCCGGAGGTCGCTAAGCTGGTGATTAAGGGGATTGTATCAAGAAAAAACGTGATGAGGCTGAAGAACCTGATCGGCCAGATAAAGGCGATTCGGCCATCGACACAGACACCATTATCCTCGCCGGTATTGAGCGAGGCTTAACACTATCAGATATTAAAGAGATGCAGATCGGCCAGGTGGTTGACTTCGTGATCTCGTACAACGAGCGCCAGAAAAGGGCGGAGGAAAAGCATGAGACTGAAAAGAAGCGCGGTAAGACCCGAAAGGCCACACAGGCCGATATCGATGCATTCTTCGGATAGGTGAGAATATGGCAGGAAATGTAAAAGGCATTACTATCGAGTTTAGGGGCGAGACCACTAAGCTCGATAGTGCAATTAAGCAAATAAATAGAGAAACCAGGGGTCTAGACACTGAGCTGCGTAAGGTTAACAATGCTCTGAAGTTTAATCCTACCAGTGTAGACCTGTGGAGGCAGAAGCAGACTCTTCTCAAAAATAAAATCGCGGAAACACAAGACAAGTTAAAGCTCTTAAAACAACAGCAGGCGAACCTTGACGCTAGTGGAGTCGATAAGAGTTCCAAGGAATACAGAGAATTAGAGCGCGACATTATCGAAACCGAGTCTAAGCTCAAGCATTTTAACGCTGAGCTCATTAAGACAGGAAGCGCAAAGCTTACCGCTCTGGGCGAACAGTTTAAGTCAGTTGGCTCCAAGATGACGGCAGTGGGTAAGACCTTAACCATGTATGTGACTGCGCCTCTTGTGGGGCTGGGTGGAGCCGCTGCAAAGAATTTCGCGGAAGTAGACAAGACTATGCAGCTGACTAATGCC